TGTATACAAAAATCTGGTCTAAATCGCCCCGGCGTGCGATGACGGCCTCCACACGGAGTTTTCGTCATGGCGAATACTAATGCTCCTTATGGCTTCCGCCAGTATTCGGGGAACGGTTCTGCCCCGACATACGAGCAGGTTGCCTTCAAGATCGACTACAACGCGGGCGCCATTTACTTCGGCGATCCGGTGACCGCTCAGGCTGACGGCAGCATTGCCCAGTCGGCCAGCACGGGCGGCTCTCCGACGGCGCTGGGTATTGCTGGCGTGTTCGTTGGCTGCAAGTACCTCTCGCAGGCTCAGAAGCGCACTGTCTGGTCCAACTACTGGCCCGGCACGGATGCGGCTTCGACGACCTACGTCGAGGGCTATGTGGTTAACGACCCGAATGCGCGGTTCATTGCGCAGTCGGACGCGACTGGCCTTGCGTACCCGCTGGACCAGAACACGACGGTTGGATTCCTGATCGGCTCCGGCAATGCCAACACTGGCATCTCTGGTGCTTATCTTGACTCCACGACCGTTGGAACTGGTGCCAATAACCCGTTCCGGGTTATTCAGGTCTGCAACGATACGACTGGTCCTCTGCCTCCGGGCTCGAACGGGTCGTACACCAACGGGCAGCCGTATGATTATGCGATTGTTGCGTTTAACAACGTCAACACCCGCAACTTCACTGGCGTGTAAGGAGTAAGGGAAAATGGCCGTTAATTTAAGTGCTATTAAGGACCTTCTCCTGCCGGGGCTTCGCGGCGTTGAAGGCAAGTACGAGATGATTCCGTCTCAGTACGACAAGATCTTCACGAAGCATGACTCAAAGCTGGCTCTGGAGCGCACCGCTGAGATGCGTTACCTCGGCCTCGCCCAGCTCAAGACCGAGGGTGGCCAGACCGCCTTCGACAACAGCGCCGGCGAACGCTTTGTCTACAATCAGGAGCACAATGAGATTGCGCTCGGTTATGCGATCACCCGCAAGGCGATCGACGATAACCTGTACAAGACTCAGTTCCACCCGTCGAACCTCGGTCTGATCGAGTCTTTCCAACAGACCAAGGAAATCTACGGCGCGAACATCCTGAACACTGCGACGACCTACAACTCGGCGGTTGGTGGTGACGGTCAGGCCCTGTGCTCGACCTCGCACCCGATCGACGGTGGCACGGTCGGCAACCGTCCGACGACGGACGTTGACCTGAACGAAGCGACGCTGCTGAACGGCATGATCGCAATCCGCACGAACTTCAAAGATCAGGCGGGTTTGAAGGTCTTTGCTCGTGGCCGCAAGCTTGTCGTTCCGCCGCAGCTTGAGCCGGTCGCAATTCGTCTGACGAAGACTGAACTGCGCCCGGGCACCGCGGACAATGACGTCAATGCCATATTGTCCACGGCCGGTGGTCTGCCTGAGGGGTACATGGTCAACGACTTCTTGACCTCTCAGTATGCGTGGTTCCTGCTCACGAACATCGACGGCCTTTCCTACATGGATCGCGTCAAGTTCGAGACGGACATGCAGGTGGACTTTGTCACGGATAACCTGCTGGTTAAGGGCTATGAGCGTTACAGCTTTGGCTACTACAACTGGCGCGCGATCTGGGGCTCGTTCCCGACCTCGTAATAACCGACACAAGGGGGCCTTAACTGGCCCCCTTTGAAAGGAGACAAATATGGCTTCGTCAGTTTTTACGGGTCCGGTTCTGGCTGGTAACGTCCTGCAGAGCGACGGCACCGGTGCTTTGGCCGGTGTTGGTGGTTCGAGCGGTACGCAGAATGTCGGCTTCTGTGAGATGGTTCAGGCTCAGGCAATCACTCAGGCAACTAACGGGACTTCGCCCGGCGTGTTCACCACGACGATCGTGATCCCGGCTCAGAGCGTGATTACTGGTATTGACCTGTTCGTCAGCACGGTTTGGTCCGGCGCCGCCTCTACGCTCGGTATTGGTACGACGGTTTCCGCTACGGCGCTTACGGCTGCCGCTGCGGTTGCTGGCGGAACGGCTGGAAAGGTTTCTGTGTCCCCGGGCACCGGTGCGACGCAGATTGGCAACTGGCTCAATGTTGGCAATAACGACGTTGAGATTGTTGTTACCTCGACCAACACCGGTAGCGGTGCTGGTACGCTGGTCGTCCGGTACATTCAGGCGTTTAACGGCTTCACCAACGGTCAGTACACCTAAGTCCTAGGAGCTTCAAATGAAGGGTCACAAGGGTCATCGTAAGCACCGGGAAACCGGTGGTGTGAATGAGGCGGAGATGGATCTGAAGGATCATCCGCAGCGTTACAATCAGTCGAAGGTTGAGGATGAGGCCGAGGAGCGCAAGCACGGCGGCCGCACCAAGAAGCATGCCAAGCATGCTGCGATGAAGGTGCACGGCAAGCATGCCGCTCATCACGCCGGTCGTAAGCCGCGTAAGTCGGGTGGTCGCACGGGTTCGGATTCGCATCCGTTCACCAGCGCCCGTCACGGCACGCCGCCGAAGGGCCGCAAGCTGGAAATGGAGTTCGAGTAAAC